CAGGATACGTACGGCCAGGACATCATCAACCTCAAGAAGTTCGTTGAGGAGGGTGGGGCAACCTCGCAGTTTCCGATGAAGATTTATATTCGCGCAGCATGGTGGCACACAGCCGCCGCACGCGCAGCTGGTAAAGTAGAAGCCGAGATGGTGGAATCGGACTACGACTACTGGTTTAACGTACCAGAGAATGAACACTCTCTGACGTTTAAGTTCCTGCAGCACAAAAAGAAGACGGACCCGTGGTTTGCGATTAAGTATCTCAACGACCCGACCCAATTACACGTCATCAAGTTCCCTCGGGAGCTGCTAGTTCGACGTACGGTCCCCGCTGCAATGCTTCCTAACGCGGGCATGATTGTTACCTGCGTCGACACTGCCTATTCGACTAAGTCATGGGCAGACTACACCGTCATCCTGACTGCTTTAATTCACGGTGGCAGGTTCTACATCATCGACATGAAACGCGGTCGATACAACGAATTTGAACTCCCAGCTCTAATTGCTGCAACAGCTCTCCAGTGGAAACCACGTCGGATGTGTATTGAAGAATCCGTCGGAGTTAAGTGGATGGGCCGAGAAGCATATCGCGAGATGGATAAGTTGAAGGTTCGCGTTCCGATTGAGTGGGTATCACTCGGACAGGGTAAGAAGACTAAGTCAAAGTCAGAAAAAGCTGGACCAGTCCTCCGATATCTTGGCGAAGGCAAGTTGTTATTTCTAAACTCTTGCCCCAGCCTAGACGAACTCTATGACGAGTTGTCGAAGTTTGGAACAGCGGCGGCGTTACACGATGACATCGTGGACGTGCTGGCTATCTTGGTCAATCAGTTCTGTGCATACGCTGAGAACGAAGCTAAAGTCTCGGCAGCGCAAGACATGTACTTCGACCCCAAGATGAACGCGGCTTACAAACAAGTATATGAAGGAAAGGCCGTTGACCAGTCTCAGATGGCTGCGCTAGCGGCGAGTTTCCCTGACAATGGGGGAGAGAAGACTTCAGGAGTGGGTTTAGGGTCTGATTATTGCGACCCCCTATCTGACGTATTCGGCTAAGAAGGGAATCTATGGACGCTGTAATTGAACCAGTTATTCGCGACGGAGACCCGAACGCAGGTATAGTACCTACCGACTTCAAAAATCTAACAACGGGAGACCTACCGCTCGATAAAGAATTAGCTCTCGTATGCCGCTCTGCAGAACTCGCAAAGGCGTACATCCAGAATCGTCAATGGACGTTGATGTGGCGCGATGCCGACCTGCTGTTCCAATCGCCCCGACCGATGACCGTGTATGAAAATACCTACGTCCTCGAACCTAACGTCCAGCGGTTTACAGTTGCTAAGGTTTGCAACGCGGTTGTTCCTCAGCTCTATAAGGGTTTGTTCTACGACGACCCGCCGATGCTGATACGGCCTCGCCCAGGTACGAGCCAGAAAGTAGTCGACGCAAAGACAGCTTTGTACTCATACATTCTAGATGAGTGTAAGTTCAAGAACCACACTAAGTGGGGGCTTGAACAAATGGCGCATCTTGGCACAGCTATTTTCAAATGGGGGTATGACTGGAAAGAGATTGTAACCGTTAAGCGAACAGCCACCGTCCAGCATTTGGACCTTCCGAACGCCGACGGGTCCTCTACTCGGACGAGCGTACCGACTGATAAGCCGCCGTCGATTGAGCGAACCGTTAAGATTGTTCCGATGCCGTTTTTTTGAGCATCGCCCTCTAAATCGTGTTCTCGTTGACCCGCAGCTAGAAGTTTCGGACATTCGAGAAGCGCGATGGGTCATTGACGTCAGATACATGGACTGGTATCAGTTCATGGACTTGAAGAAAGCCATAGCAGGGGCGATAGAAGACGGTGAGCAAGGCGTAGTCATAGACGGCTGGCGCTTTCCTTCAGACGCGCAAATCGCGGGTATGTGGGACGGCCAAGCAGGTCAACAGATTCAAGACTTAGACATGACGACCCAAGTTCGTGGAGTAGTATTCCACGCTGAGGAAGTCAACGTCCAGGCGAGCCCCGACCCCCGACGTATGAAACTTGAACTCATGGAATATTGGGATAGTGGTCGCAAGATTATCACTCTCAATAAAGAGAAAGTCATTTACTCAGGCGATAACGAATTCAAAAAGATTCCGTTCTTGTCTTCTAACTGGTGGAATCGCCCACGAGCGTTCTACGGTATGGGTCTCGGTCTTATCGTTGGACAAAACCAACGTGTCGACCAAGGTACGATTAACTCTATTCTGAAGATTTTGAGTTACGGCGTTAACCCAATTTATCTGCGTAACAGGGACGATAACGCCCCGACGCAAACCATCCGTACGGGAATTGGCAAGATTCTCAGCGTAACGGATACTGAAAAGGCTTACAAGCTTCTCGAATCTCCGAAGGTCCCGCCAGATATTTGGTCGGCCATGAAAGAGAACGAAGCCGCTACAGAGTCGTCTTCTGGAGCCGACCAAACTTTAGTGCAGGGTAGTTCCGCTGGACCACGAGCTGGAATGGGTCGCTCTGCAACGGGCGCAAACCTGATGGCAGGTGCGTCTGCAACCCGACTCGATGGGCCGTTGGATAACTTCATCGAACAAGTCTTTAAGCCGTTTATCGGCATTATCGATATGCTGACGTTCACCGTGATGTCAGACTTCGCAATCAACCATGTCTTAGGGAAGAAGATGGGCGAGGACCTCCTGCAAGGATTTACTCTGCAAGAGTTTCACGACGCTCAGATTGAGTATGAAGTATTGGCTGGCGCATCTCTCGCTGCAAAGCGAACGATGGCACAGTCGATGGTCATGCTTACCCAGATTCTGGATAACCCCCAGATTCAGTCTATGCTATCGGAAGTCGGCAAGAAAATTAATATCGAGCCGATTATCGATATGTGGATGGAAGCCTCGGAGTGGAAGAACAAGAACGACATCGTCGAGGATATGTCAGCGGAAGAGATTAAACGCCGCGATGCCAACTCTAAAGCCGCCCTGCAAGCCCAAGCGATGCAAGCTAAGCAGCAAGGCGACCAACAGAAGTTCGCACAGAAACAACAACTCGAAGACCAAGCGTCAGACAATCGCATTAAGCGAGATATTACCCGCGAAGCCACAAAAGCGAGCGGGATGTCTGAAGCCGTAAACGGTACTCCGTCCCAGCAAGGTCTACAAGGGCAACTACCAACGGTCGAATAAGTTATAGCGTCTACGCTGAAAAAATAATTCGTAGACCCCGTACCTCAGGGGCGCGTGAGCGGCTGGGGACTTATTTTTAGGAGGGGCCATGGAGGAGACAATCGATATCGCAAAGATTGGCATGGAGCCTTTGGCAAAGATGGACCAACGCCAGCGAATGATTATCGCGGGGTACATTCATACCGAAGGATTCATTCTTATCCAGCGAATGATTGAAGACGAAATCAAGCTGCTTAACCAGAAGCTGGTGAATACTGACCCTACGAACGCGAAAGAGGTTCTAACGAACCACCTTAGAGTGCAGATAGCGGGCTCTATCTATCAGGGTTTGCTACAGCGGATTAAGGAAGAAATCACTGTAGCGGAAAGCACGGCTTCGACGGTCGGAACCATGAGCGACCCCGAGCGACCGTATTATCCGCCTGAGTTCGACGGCCAGGAATTGTTTTAAAAATTGTTAAGGAGGAGAACAATGGCATACACAGCATCAGATATCGACAACATGTCAGCAAGTGAGTACGCGGCTAAGTTTCAAGACCCAGAGTTTTTGGCCGCTGTTAACGCGATGGACGGAACGCCCGAAGTGCTCGACCCCGAGACTGGCCTTCCCGTTGTACCGCAAACCGCTATTCAAACCGTTACGCTGGAGACTGTGGTTCCTCCCGCAGCCGCACCCGTCGAACTTACCGACCAGCGGTACGAGTGGCAGCCCACCGACGAGGCGGGTAAGCCGTTCGGCGGTAAGCAAGTTCTTATTTATAAAACGCACGAGGAGCTTATACAGAAGTTCACCGAGCAGAACAATTTGATTCTGCGACAAATGCGTAAGCTTTCCCGCGACTCCCGCCTGGGCCTTACGCCCGAACAGGACGTGCCGACGCGAGCGCGACGACTGCCCGAGAATTTCGGCGGATTGAAGCCAAAGCAGTTGAACGCTGATGAACGATATCAGTTGACACAAGATTTGAATGACCCTGCGAAGTTTGAAGACGCGAAGGTCCGATTGACCGAAGCTACGTTCGGAGCGACACCTGAAGTTCTTACAGAAATGCTGAATCAAAGCCAGCGTCTCCTGCTTGAGAATCAGGTCATCCGAAGCTTCGATGAATTTATCGACAGAGTAGGCGACGGCTTCTACAACGTGGAAGCTAATCGTGAAATTCTGACTAAGTGGATGGGCGAGAGAAACCTCGAACCAACCCCTGACAACTTTGAACACACAAAGAAAAAGAGAAAGAAAAA